CAATGACATGGTGAAGGGCAACTTCTCGAACTCACGCCTTGCACTTATCGAATTTCGGCGCCGCGTTTCAGCCTGGCAGCACTCGGTCATGGTCTACCAGCTCTGCCGTCCCGTCTATGCGCGCTGGATGGATGCCGCCGTAATGTCCAGCGCACTGGACCTTCCCGGCTATGAGGCCGACCGGTCACGTTTTCTTGCGGCCAACTGGCTGCCCACCAAGTGGGATTGGGTCGACCCCCTGAAGGATGCCAATGCCGAGATTGCCCAGATCGAGGCGGGCCTCAAATCCCGCAGCCAAGCCATTGCCGAGCGTGGCTATGACGCAGAACAAGTCGACCGCGAAATCGCGGCTGAGCGAGCCCGTGAGCGATTACTCGGCCTCGACTTCCGCCGCCCCGGCTCGCCCGCACAAGGCGTGCAGGCTTTAACAGGTCCGGATGAGGATGAGGGCGAAGACACCGACCCAGAAGATGAAACCGATGACGCGGGCCGCCCGCGCAACACTGAGGACCAGACCTGATGCTGCATGCCCGCATTGCTGCGCGCGCTTTCAATACGCCGCTGCTGGTTGAGCCCTCCAAAGCCATGGCGTTTCTGTCTGGCCTTGGGCCCCGTATCCTTGGACGCAGGGTCGAGATTGGTGACGGAAACGGCGGCTTGGAAAGCACCGTCGTCCCGCCAGCGCGCGCCAGCATCCTTGCCGGTGGGATGCTGGACGATTACCGCCAGCATGGTGAGGCTCCCTACCCAGTGGTGGATGGTATCGCCGTGATCGAAATTTCTGGCGTGCTGATCTACCGCGGTGGCTGGATCGGACAGTCCTCGGGCCAGACCAGCTATGAGGGAATCGCAGCTCAGATTGACGCGGCAGCAAGCGACTCGTCCGTGCGCGGCCTTGCGTTGGAAATTGACAGTTTTGGGGGTGAAGTTGCGGGGGTATTTGATCTCGCAGATCGCATTCGTGCAATTCGCGCCAGCAAACCCGTCTGGGCTTTTGTGGCTGAACACGCTTTCTCAGCTGGGTATGCGCTGGCGAGCCAGGCTGACCGCATTCTGCTGCCACGTACTGGAGCCGTTGGCAGCATCGGTGTCGTCGTGATGCATGCCGACCTTAGTGGCGAGCTTGATCAGGACGGTGTGCGCGTGACTTTGATCCATTCAGGGCGGCATAAAGTGGATGGCAATCCGTATCAGCCCCTGCCTGACGCCGTTCGTGATGACATCCAGCGCGAGATCGATGTGCTGCGGTTCCTCTTTACGGAGACAGTCGCGGCGGGACGTGCGGAACGGTTAAGCCAGGAGGCCGCGCTCGCGACCGAAGCCACCACCTACCGCGGGGTAGACGCTGTCGCCGCAGGTCTTGCCGATGAGGTGATTGATCTGCAGCGCGGCTTTGCCGCCTTCCGACAGCGCTTAGCAAACAGCCCAACGCCGACCCCCGCGCGCGCATCTCGCGCGACAGCACTCCAGTCCCGCAAACCAACTCAACCGAAAAAGGAGGCACAGATGGCCGCCCAGACTGACACTAGAGACACCACAAACAGCATTGCAGAGAATGATGCTGAATATACCCTACGTGAAGAGACTGCCGATGAGGCAACAATTCCGCAGGATGGTCATTCCACCGCCGGTGAGGATCAACCTGCCGCCCCGGTTACGCCCCCTGCGGCATCCGTGCCGCCGGTGTCGAACGCAGCGCAGTCGAGCAATCTGGCTGAACTTTCGGCAAAACTGCGCAACGAGGCCGCAGATATTACCGAAATCGCAGCACAAGCTGGACGGCTTGGCGTCGCAATAGACGCTGCGAAAGCACTCCGCGAAGGCACAGCCCCCGAGGCATTGCGTTCGCTGGTGTTGCAGCGCGCCGCCGCTGCTGCCGATGCCCGCGATATTGTCGCGGCGCCGCCATCACCTGTTTTGCCCCAGACCGCCGAAAGCCCCATCGTGGCCGCCGCCAAACGCGCGGCCTCTGCAGGTGCAAAGGGCTGAAACTCCCTCTCATCCCTGAAACCCTGCCACCTGAACCCCCGCCGCTCCTCCCCAGCGGGGATTTCTTTTGCCCAAGAACCCACAAGGATCCCCGACATGACCGTCCTCAGACAGCCCGCCACCATGGGCGATGTCCTCAAATATGAGGTCAACCCGAACTTCACCCGCGAGAGCGTGACACTTCTTGCGGGCACCAACTATCCCGTCGGCGCTGTTCTTGGCCGCATCACCGCCAGCGGCAAACACAAGCTGGCAACTTCGGGCGGCTCAGACGGCGCGCAGACGGCGGCCGCCGTGTTGCTTTACGCAGTCGATGCCACTGATTCTGATGCCACTGGCATTGTCATCGCACGCGGCCCCGCCATCGTCGCTAAAGCCGCTTTGGTCTTTGATGACACCGTAGATGACGCGGCCAAAATTGCTACCAAACAAGGTCAGCTGGCTGCGCTAGGCATCATCCCACGCGACACCGCCTGATCTGGCAACCTTTAGCTGCCAAGCATCCCCCCTGACATTTTTCCCCGGAGTTTTCCCATGACCATCACCCGCAACCCGTTTGACGCGGGCGGTTATTCGCTCGCAGATATGACGCAGGCCATCAACATCCTGCCCAACCTCTACACCCGCCTTGGCCAGATCGGCCTGTTTCGCTTTGAGGGTGTGTCACAGCGCTCCATCGTTATAGAACAGCGCGAAGGGGTGCTCAGCCTCCTGCCATCCGTACCGCTGGGCGCGCCCGCCACCGTGGGCACCCGCGAGGCGCGCTCCATGCGATCCTTTGCGCTGCCGTGGATCCCACATGACGACGTTATCCTGCCCGCTGATGTTCAGGGCATGCCCGCGTTGGGCCTCTCGGATGCCGCTGACCCATTGGTCGAGGTAATGAACCGCAAGCTGACCCTAATGCGCCGCAAGCATGCTCAGACCCGCGAATATATGGAGATGAACGCGCTACGTGGTATCGTGAAGGACGGCGCTGGCACCACGCTTTACGATTACTTTTCTGAGTTTGGCCTCGAGAAGATCTCGATCGACTTTGTGTTTGGCACTGCTGGCACGAATGTGCAGGGCAAGGTTCGCAGTGTGCTGCGCGCCATGGAGGACAATCTGCTCGGCGAGACCATGACCACCGCCCATGCGCTGGTGAGCTCGGAGTTCTTCGACAAGCTGATCAGTCACCCCAAGACTGAAGAGGCCTACAAGTTCTTCTCGGCCACCGGTGGCCAGCCGCTGCGCGAGGACATGCGCCGGGCTTTCCCTTTCGCGGGCGTCCTCTTTGAGGAATATAATGGGTCCGTCACCCTCTCGAACGGCACCTCCGAGCGGTTGATACCCACAGGCGAAGGCATCGCGTTCCCCTTGGGTACCTTCGATACGTTCACGACTTATGGTGGGCCCGCCAATCTGTTGGAGACCGCCAACACCATCGGCCTGCCGCTATATGCGCGTCAGATGATTGACGCCAAAGGCCGCTGGATTGATCTGATGACTGAAACCTCGATCCTGCCGGTGAACAAGCGGCCGCGCATGGCGATCCGTTTGTACAGTGGCAACTGAGGCTGAACCGCAATGACAGCTTTTACTGCAGCACTCAACGTGCTGTTCAGCGATCCGAACCTTTCCACCCCGGCGCTTTATCAGCAAATGGGCATCGGGCCGGAGGTGGCGATCCGCGTGATGCGCCGCAGCCAGGACCGCATGGTCGAATTTGGCGCGGCGCGGCTGGTCAGTGACAGCGTGGTTCTGGATGTCCGCATCAGCGATTGTCCCGAACTGGCGGCGGGCGACCGCTTTGAGGTCGGGGCGGAGATATTTGTAGTGCAAGGCGCACCGCAGCGTGATCGTGAACGGCTGGTTTGGACGGCAGAGCTGCTGCCGTACTGGCCCGACCCGCATGCTGATCACACCGGCTGATTGAGAGGTCACGATATGATACGCTTGGAGGTGCTTGGCGACATCGGGGCCATGATGGCCGCTGAGATCACCGCTGGCGAACAGGCTGTGACCAAGGCTGTCGGTGATGCTGGTACTGGTCTCAAAACGGCCTGGCGCGGGCAGATCACCAGTGCGGGGCTGGGACAACGGCTGGCACGCACCATCCGCGTGACGCAATACCCCAAGGGCAAGCCCAGCCTGAATGCTGCGGCGCTTGTTTGGTCACA